TAAGGATGTCCAACATTGGGCGTCCTACTTGTCAGCTATGGTTTGAGAAGAATGACCCTGAAGATAAGACACCACTACCACCACACTTCTTGATTAACATGATCATAGGAGACATTGTGGAAGCAGTGTTCAAGGGGCTTCTTCGTGCTGCTGAAGTAGACTTCAAAGATAATGATAGCGTAACTTTAAAACTAGGAGATGGTACTGAAATAAAAGGTGAGTACGACATGGTACTTGATGGTAGGGTAGATGACGTTAAGTCAGCTTCTCCCTGGTCATACAAGAACAAGTTTGTAAACCTCGAAAGTCTAGCTAAGAGTGATAGCTTCGGGTATATATCTCAGCTTGTTGGATACGCTAAGGCTGCTGAGTTAGACGTTGGTGGTTGGTGGGTAGTCAACAAGGCTAACGGTGAGTTCAAATATGTGGATGCAAGCTCCGTAGACGAGCCTACAGTTATGCAAGAGATTGAAGAGACAGTAGAGTACATCAATGAGGATAAACCTTTTGAGCGTTGCTTTGAGGCGATCCCTGAGACACACTTCCGTAAGCTTACTGGTAATCTAAAGCTTGGACCTGAGTGTGGATTCTGTTCATTCAAACATAAGTGTTGGCCTAATCTACAAACTCGTACTGCTGTAATGTCTAAAGCAAAGACACCACCAATGGTAGACTACGTACTGTTGAGTCCTGAGTATGCGGAAGCACATTAAAGGTAGGTATCGCAGTGGCCTGGAGAAAGAGGTTGCTGCGTACTTACGTAAGACACAAAAGAAAGTCAGATACGAAGTACTGAAAGTAGAGTGGGAGGATTTACGTTACCGCACCTACACACCAGACTTCGTGTTAGACAACGGTATTATCATTGAGACAAAAGGTATATTTGATAGTGAGGATAGACGTAAGCATCGTGAGATACAGAGACAGCATCCTGAGTTAGACATACGGTTTGTCTTTAGTAATGCAAAAGCTAAGTTGTACAAGGGTGCAAAGTCTAGATACTTTAACTGGTGTGATCAACATAAGTTTCAGTGGGCTAATCGTGTGATACCTGAAGATTGGTTAAAAGAAAAAGGTAAAGAGATTACATTTAAGAAGATAGAATTAAAAACAAAAAGGAAATGCTGATGGGTCATAGTTTAGATAATGATGAGATAGCAATAGTTATAAGTCCAGTAGAATACACAGATGATGGTAAATGGGATGGTGATACAAATGTGTCAATAGCAATATCACCTGAACACAACTTACCTGAACCTATTATTAATGGGATAGTAGATGTAGCAACTATGATGTCAGCATTCTTAGATATAGCAAATGAACACCCTGACATATATGAATTAGTAAGGGATCATAGAAATTATTTAATGACTTTGGAAGATGAAGAAGACAAACCTGTTGTAACTAAAGACGGTAACGTGTATACACTTAACAAGTGGTCAAAAACAAAAGGGAGTGCATGAATGGAACCTACAATAACATTAACTGGTGATACAACTTTTAATCACGATCAAGTAAACAATCCAGTACACTACAATCATAGCGGTATAGAATGCATTGAAGCTATAGAAGCAATGACAGAAAACATGGCAGGATCTACAGCGCCACACGCTGCTAACGTACTTAAGTATTTGTGGAGACATGAATACAAGAATGGCCTAGAAGATATTAACAAAGCTATTTGGTATCTCAATAGGTTAAAGGATCGTTACAAGGAGCTACATAAATGATAACAGCAGAAGATATAAATGCATGGAAAGACATGTATGAAATGACATTCGGTGACTATCAGATAGAAGCAAGAAAGACTGCTATCTATCCTGAAGAACACAAGATAGTTTACCCTGCGTTAGGACTCGCAGGTGAAGCAGGTGAAGTAGCCAACAAAGTAAAGAAGATGTTAAGGGATGGGAAGTTTGACAGAGAAGATGTAGCTGCAGAAATAGGTGACTGCCTGTGGTACATATCAGCTTTGTGCCGTGACTTAAACTTCGACATGGGATACATAGCTAGATGTAATTTAGATAAGCTTCACAGTCGTATGGAGAGAGGAACCATTAAAGGCAGTGGCGATAAGAGATGAAGTTCAACATTAAACTAACAATTGAGATAGACGAGGAAGAACGAATACTACCTATAGTAGCAGACATGCACGAGGAGGCAGTTACTGAGTTATTCCAAGATATTATTTATGATATTGATGGTGCAGTAATTAGAAAGATAGAGGTTAAAAAATATGAATAACTACTTACCAACAGACTACCAAAGTTTTATACACAAGTCACGTTACGCTAAGTACATTGATGGCAAAGGCAGAGAGTCTTGGTCTGAGACAGTTGATCGCTACATAGAAAACGTTGTAGGAAATAAAGTAGATACAGATACTAAAGATGAAATAATGTTTGCTATACTTAACCTGGAGATCATGCCTAGCATGAGAGCTATGATGACATCTGGTATAGCTTTAGATAGAGATAACACAGCAGGTTATAACTGTAGTTACTTACCTATAGATGACCCAAAGTCCTTCGATGAGGCTATGTTCATCCTTCTCTGTGGTACTGGTGTCGGCTTCAGTGTCGAGAGACAGTTCATTAGCAAGCTTCCCGAAGTGCCTGAATTGTTCGAGAGTGATACTACCGTTGTGGTAAAGGACAGCAAGGAGGGGTGGGCTAAGGCGTTTAGACAAGTGTTAGCTCTCTTGTGGGCAGGTGAGATTCCTCAGTGGGATGTTAGCAGAATACGCCCTGCAGGTGCAAGACTAAAAACATTTGGTGGTAGAGCTAGTGGCCCTGCACCTTTAGTTGAGTTGTTTAACTTTACAGTTAAGACATTCAAGGATGCCCAAGGACGTAGGCTATCTAGCTTAGAGTGCCATGACCTAATGTGTTTCATTGGTCAGATAGTTGTAGTTGGTGGTGTTAGACGTAGTGCTATGATTAGTTTGTCTAATCTCAGTGATGATCGTATGCGTCACGCTAAGTCAGGGCAGTGGTGGAACGAAGCTGCACACAGAGCATTAGCTAATAACTCAGTATGTTACTCAGAGAAGCCAGACTCAGAAACGTTCATGCGTGAATGGTTGTCATTAGTAGAAAGTAAATCAGGAGAACGTGGTGTATTCAATCGTCAGGCAAGTAAAAACCAAGCTGCTAAGTATGGTAGACGTGATCCTAACTTTGAGTTCGGAACTAATCCTTGTAGTGAGATTATCTTACGCCCATACCAGTTCTGCAATCTTACGGAAGTTGTGGTACGAGCCACGGACACGGTGGAAGACTTGGCTAGAAAAGTCAGACTCGCCACAATACTTGGGACAATCCAAAGCACGTACACAAAGTTTCCATACTTGCGTAAGGTGTGGACAACGAACACGGAAGAAGAACGATTGTTGGGGGTGTCGTTAAGCGGTATCCAAGACAATCCCCTTATGACATCAGCAAACAAAGGATTGGAGAAGACTCTTGAACATCTACGAGAAACTGCTGTGCATACTAATATTACTTGGGCTGACCGCCTTGGCATTCCACAATCATCATCAATTTCAACAGTCAAACCTAGTGGGACTGTATCCCAGTTAGTAGACTGTGCAAGTGGTATACATGCTCGTCATAATGACTACTATATCAGGACAGTACGTGGTGATAACAAAGACCCACTAACACAGATGATGCAAGATCAAGGTATACCTAGTGAGCCGTGTGTTATGAAGCCAGAGACAACTACAGTATTTAGCTTCCCACAGAAGTCACCCAATAAAGCTGTAACTCGAAACGACATGACAGCCATTGAACAACTGGAGACATGGTTAACTTACCAACGACATTGGTGCGAGCATAAACCAAGTATAACCTGCACTGTGAAGCCTGATGAGTGGATGGAAGTAGGTGCATTTGTTTATAAACACTTTGATGAAATGAGTGGTGTGTCTTTTCTGCCACACTCTGATCATACTTATCAGCAAGCACCCTATCAGGATTGCACTAAAGAAGAGTATGAAGAATTACTAGCTAAGATGCCAAAAAGTATTGACTGGTCTAAGCTTAGTGAGTATGAACAAGAAGATAACACAGTTGGTATGCAAACTATGGCTTGTACTGGTGACGTGTGTGAAGTAGTAGATATAGGAGCATAAAGGATAAACATAATGTTAGAACCAATTAAAGGATCATACTATAGAAAGTTTGAACCTCAGTCTTATAAAGAAAATGATAGTAAGGCTAAGGTAGTAATAACAAAGTACCTAGAACGTAATGGACACACCATTCTTGACACAGAGGAGGACTACTCTTTTGATATAAAGAGTGAAAAGAATGGTGATAAATATTATAGTGAGGTAGAAATGAAAAACCAATGGAAAGGTAATTGGAATCCTAGTTGGACAGAGATACGTATCCCATATCGAAAGTATAAACTTATTAATAAGTACAAACAAATGCAGGGCGTTAAGACTTTTTGCAACTTTTATATTATACGTAATGACTGTGGTAAAGCTTGGAAAATAAAAGATTTTCAACTTACTAAAGAATGTTCAAAAGAAGTATGGTTAAATAATGCTAGACGTTATGAATACTTTTTTCATATACCATACCAAGAAGCAGAATTAGTAGACATAGTTTAAATACTGTGATACAATTACAACAACAATAAAAGGAGTTAATCATGTTGTTATTTAATATCTTAGTACCTATCGTTTTTCTTTTAACGGCCTATGGTTCTTACAATGATGTAGTCAAACCTGCAGCTAAGGCATCCTGGGAAACAGGTGTAGAGGTTTACGAAAAAGGTGCAGACATTATTAAAGATGTAACTACTGATGATGTAGTCGTTACAGAAGAGTCAGAATAATGTATGTCTTAGTACTCATACTTTCTATTGGTAGTGGCTATGCCCAAGTACAAGCTGTCAATACAGTCTACCCTACTATTGAAGATTGTAAACGAAGTGCGGTAACTATTCGCAATGAACTTATGAGTACTAAGCCATCACCTAACTCTAATGTGTTTGCATACTGTACAGAAATACCACAGGAGGTTTAAAATTTGATACGCCATTGTTGTGGTTGCAGCATAGAACTAAATGAGACTAACTGGACTGAGGGTGTACGGAAGCGAGGTGTTCCCCTTTGTAAGTTTTGCAATAGGTCACGAGCACTTAAAGCCTGTAAAAAAAGTAATCCTGATAGAATGTATGTAAATAGTAAATACATTTCAAAGAATCATCCTTTACATAAACCAGGACGTTATAAAACTTTTAATGATGCAGCTTTTGATGGCACGTATAAGTTAGATAATATCAAAGAAGGTTATGTTTATGTTATAACTAACCCTGCATGGATTGGGTGGGTAAAGATAGGCATGGCTATTGATGCTGATGATAGATGTAATAGCTATCAAACTAGTAGCCCACATCGTGACTATGAATTAAAGTATGACATTGAGACAGACGATAGACGAGCACTAGAGCAAGCTGCACATAAAGAAGCCATAAAGGTAGCTAGTGAGTATAAAGGTGAGTGGTTTAAACTTGATGTTGAAACAGCCATAGAAATACTTAACAACTTAAAGGAACAAGATGAGCCTAGAAAAAGAAGCGCATGACTTTATATCTAGGAGACACGATCATTTCAGAGAGGGTGTGCAAAAACGTAGTGAAGCACTGGAAAAGTTTATTTCAGATAACTTATATCACAGTACAGAAACGCATGAAGCATTAAAGAATTTAATTGCAGTACAAATGTGGGCAGAACGTGCATCAAAAATGTATGGTATAAAAAAGTAAGGGCGCTAAATGCGCCCCTATTTATTCGTATATATCTTTTAGATAATCGATGTAGTCCATGAAGTATTGAAGCTCCGAATACCCCATGTCATCTACGCTACCAGTAAAATTAAATCTTTCACGCATGACTTTGAATGCTTTAGTTCGTAGTTCTTTGTTACCATGCGAACTAGCCTTACGTTTTATGGCAAGTATTCTTTTCTCTGGAGGGCTATACTTCTTTAAAGAGTTTCTAACCTTACCCTTAACATCTGACAAGGTACTCTTTAACATAGCACGTTTACCAATTAGATCAGCATTTATAAAGTCAGGATCACGTAATAGTTTATCTGTTGCAGTTTCTAACACAGGAGCTAGTGTCTCGTTAAACACTGTATCGTAAGCAGCTATCTGTGACCTCTCACTGGCTGTCCAAGGTTGCATCTGAGCCATAGAGTATACTTTCTCTGTGGATGTACGACCAGGTTTTACAGTTATACCAAATAACTTTGCCATAGGATTAGCATCTTGTATCTTACCATCACGACTAGCTACACGTAGCTCTTCACCTGTGATAGTTTCAGCTTTATCTGTAAATGCTTCTATTACATTGTCAAAGTATTTAGTAGCGTTTTGACTAAACAATTCTACACCGTAATCACCACCTGCCCTACGTTTATCCTTAGCTGCATCAGTGTCTGTAATAAAACCTGTTAGTTTATTTACGGCATCTAAAGGTCTTGTAAAACCTGCTACATAATTACCTGAGAATTTAGCTATGGCATCAATACTTTTCTTTCTTGTTTCTACGTCTTGATTAAAGATTGTGTCAAGTATAGCAGTAATATCATTACCAAACTGAGCATCACTAGCTAATTGACCTACCGCAATCTGTTCTCCAAATTCTTTTATAACTTCTTTTGGTACTTCTTCGCCTTGTACTAGACCTAAATTAAGAGCACGTCCTGCTGCTAACCAAAGTGAGAATGGATAGGTGTTACGTGCATCAACTATTGTACCGCCACCTGTGTCTATTTCAAATGTACCTAATTGTTTTTGTCTTCGCTCTTCATCATACCTCATAGCTGCACCTAGAGCAGTAACACCAACAAGACTTCTTGAGAAAGCTTCAACAGTTTCTATGTTTCTCTTTTCTTTTTTGGCTATAGCAGATGCTAATTGAACACCACCACCCACACTCCATTGATAAGATGTAGCTACGACATTATTAAAGAATCTACCAAAGGGTAAAATTGTACCAAAGAAAGGTAGGTTTGAAATGTTCTCTGTAAACTTAGCAGCTAGTTTTAAATGTTGATCATCAGTGGTGTAATTCTTTGAAAATACAGATTTTAAAGTTGTGTCTAATGCACTACCTACAACGCTGTCATCTATTAAATCTATACTACCATCATTGAGAACTTCTTTTAGGCTCTTCTGCTTCTTAACTCTTAGAAATTTATCTAGCTCAGTCATAAACATCTGAGACTTAGTAAACGTATCTTGTACACGAACACCTGTCAAACGATTGGCTGCATTAGTAACAGCTTCTGTGTTTTTAAACCAAGCATTATTAGGATCTAGGTTAAACCTTTTACCAGATCTTTCTATACCACCAGTAATTGTTTCAAACAAAGTTTTTTCTACTTCTTTGTTCTGCGACAAGAAATCAATGTATGCGTCATGTGTAGTGTATGGGTCCATCAAGTTACGCATCTTCTGTGCCTGTATGTCTTTATACACATTAGCAACACGTAATGCTTCTCGCCCACGCTTACTAAAATTACCACCCAACGCTAGTCCATAAGTTAAATTAAGTGATCCAGTAAATACATCAGCCATAGTTTGACCAAGATAAAATTGAGAGAAACCTGCTACGTTGAGTGCAGTTGTTGCAGGTGAGGACACAAGCAACCTACGCCATACTGATTGGGTATAGCTGAATGGTCTTGCAGGTTTTGATTTACCTGTAGCTTTTGCTACCTCTTCCTCTATAGCATCTTTAGCTTGTGGGTTACGGACTAAATTAGCCATAGCGTTTTGACCATGTACAACACCTGCGTCAATAGTCTTGCGAGTCTGTGACATTACATTACCAAGCTGCATACCATTACGCACCTTAGATGCAATCAAGTCACCTAGCTCCTGTGCTATAGTTGTTGTGTCACCTAATGTATAACCTACTAAAGGTTGCATACGTTTAGATATAGACTGTAACTCAGCTTGGGGCATCTGCTTTAACACATTAGTCATAACATCTGTGACACGTAGCTTCTTGTTTAGCTTCATACCATTGTCAGCAAACACTTTAGCTAGTCCACCCTTACCGTCTGGTCCTAACATAATGTCGTGAAGTAGTTCAGATGGCATCATCTGTGTTTGAAATAGATTATCGCCACGCTTCCACTTAGATTCCCAACTATCGAGTGTCTTATTAATGTGACTAGCTACACGTTTTACCTCACCTTTAGGTAGAGCAACGAGTGAGGCTGCTTCTATCTCAGCATCTAACTCAGCATTTCTTTTTGCTTTACGTAGCTGTAGATCTACATCTGATAAACCACTAGCTCCTTTAAACTTACCACCAACAAGCTGTGCACCACCGCCTACTGCACCAAGTAAAGAACTAAACCCAGTTTGTAATAAGCTGTACTCTTCCTGAGCACCTACATCTAACATTACGTTTTGTATTTGGTAATCATTAAGTACAGCAAAGGATGCGTCTAGTGCTGTGGTAGCATATAAAGATTTACGTATCCCTTCTTTACCAAGATCTGTTATAAACTCTTTCTGTGCTTGCTTCTTAGCGTTGTACAAGAAGTTTTCTTTTTCACGTAAAGCTACACGCTCTTTCAGCTTCTTAGCTGCACTACCCTTCACACCTTTTTCTACAAGGCGTTGAGCCATACGTTCTGCAGCTTCTTGAGATGCCTTTTGTGCTGCTTCTCTGGTAGCTCCTGACTTTATAGCTTTCTGTCCTGCCTCTATTGCAGTACGTTTAACTAATTGTTTTGCTCCTTCGTTTAAACCAAGAGCAGATGCTTTCCCAAGACCACCTGTAAGTAAACCAAGATAGTTAGTAGGATCTGCAACTGCAGCACCTATGTAATCAAATACACCATCGACTGCACCAAGCAAACCATCATTTACAAACACATTACCTAGCTGATCGTACAACTTATAGGCATCACCTGCTATACGCTTATCATCCTCTGATGCATTTGTGATATGTCTAACTTCACCACTAGTACTAATAATATTAGTATTGAACCTACGCATATGATTTACAAAGTCTTCTACTACATCTTTATCTGATGCGGTTTTGTAGTCTACACCTTTGCGAGAGATCATGTAGTTGCGAAGCTTTGACAAATTCTGTGGTTTATAGAAGTCTTTCTTTTTGAGAGTGCCACCCATATCTACTACGGTGTCTTCCTCTAGTGCTTCTTTTTTCTTGGCAACAGAATGCTTATTAAGAAACTCATTTGCATCTAAAAACTTAGGTTTATTATCAAATACTTCTTGGTTTTGCTTTAATGCATCATACATTTCTTGTGCTGTACTACTCATTCTGCTAATCCCTTTTTCATCATAAAGATCAAGAAGTTCATATTAAATGGTAGCACCTTATTGTTTTCATCTGCCCATCTAGAAAGCTGATAATACAACTGCATATCATCAAGAGGTTCACTACCTGCATTCTCTACGATGTATTCAAAGATGTCATCACCACTCTCGTTTAGAAGCTGTAAGTCTAATTCTGTTATGCTTCCTGTGTCCATACCCTCTTCTATATCTTCTTGGGTAACACCAAAGCGTTCCATTGTTTTCTGTCGTAAGCTTAACTTAGGGCGTGGCTTAGGACGCTTACTCATTAAACCTGAAGGTTCTTCATCTTCACTTTCTTCTTCCTGTGCTGAACCTATTGCTGCACTATCAAAACCTGACGGTGGTAATGCGCTGTCTACTGGCCCTTCAAAGTTAGGCTCTTGATCTTGTCCTTTTTCTACTGGCTTAACTTCTTCAAGCCTCTTACCTGTTTCAGGATCATGGGTAGCACCAAATAGTTCATCCCACTCATCAACCCTCAATGGGTTCCTACCTGTAGGTATAGCCATCTCACCATTCTTTATTTTTTCTCTTGTCTCAGCGTCTAGTGAGAAACCTTGCAACCTGCTTCTAATAGCATTTGGCCTTTTAGGTACACCATAAATTGTTTTACCATCTACTACGTAGTAAGTTTTTTCAGTACCTACTACCTCTTCCTTAATTACTTCAGGTACATAAGACTCAAAGCTATTATATACCGTCTGTGCACCTTCTGCATCAAATTCACCTGCATCTGTAGTAGCCCCAGTTATAATACCGTTTTCGTCTAACTGAAAAGTAACTTCTACAGCATTGCCGTCTGCATCATCTATAACGTTTTTGTTAGATATAGTAACCGTATTACCACTCTTAACTACTTTACTACCTTTCATATCAACTTCAGTATCATCTAATAAAGCACTTGTTTGTTCAGTGATTGCAGTAGATACATCACTTGATAGACTATTGTAGTAGTCATCTCCCATATGTACTCGCATTAAATCTTCTAAGCCTGTAATAGCTTTAGTGCCATATGTAGTAATAGCTTGATCAAAGATAGAGCCGAAGTTTTGTGCGTGTTTATCTTTAACTATTTTTAGAGCAGCATTACGCTCCCTTATCTCATCTTTAAGTGGTGTAGTAGGTGAAATATCTTCTAATGTCTTACGTGCTGAAGCATAAGCAGAATCACTTTCTTCTAATACTTTTATCTTTGTAAGGATGTCAGATTCAACACTCATACGTGCATCATTATCAAAGCGTTTAAAGTCTGCAAATGTAGCAAAGGTAGAAGGTATTACAGCTTTGTAGTCAGTTAATGCAGCCAATTCATTTATGTCAGCAGCAGTGTATCCTTCGTATATAGCACTACTATCTAGTTTACCCTTGGTTCTAATCATTGCTGCATCACCAGTTAGACGATCCCAGAATCCTATCTCAGGTGTTTCAGATACACCTTTGTTTGGTGAGTATAAACCATAGGATCTACGTACATACTCATCCAACTCCATGTTTACAGGAGAGAAGTTTTCAGGCATACGTATAATGCTCTCTACATCTGTGCTTGTTAGAGGTTTACCGTCCTGTGCGTCTACAGCTTCTTTTACTTTTACAGCTAGTTCAGATATAGCGTTAGGACCAGAGGCAATAGCAGCCTGTATCTGATCATTAGATACACCGTTATCACTAAGCATCTGAGTCAAACCCATAACTTTATTTACTGTAGCATTACGTTCAGATATTTTTAGAAGATTACGCTTGGCTAGGTCATCTTGTTCTAAACCGTAGGCACGAGCCTCTGCTTTCTTTTCTTTTATGTTTGCTGCAGTCTCTTCCATAAAGCCTTCAGCGAAAGCCATCCAATCGAATCCCATCTTAAAGCTCCTTCGCCATTAAACCTTTGGGTTCAGCAGGTTCGCTTACTTCCATACCTTCATCTGCAACTGCTTCTACACTCTCATCATTTAGCGTTGTTTGAATCTCTTGTAGTAACGCTACACCAGGGTCTTCAGCTTCTTTATCTGTGTCAGCCATTGCTAACTCTATTGCAGTCTGTAGCCTCTGCTTCTCTTTTTCTTTTATCTCTTCTTCTGGGCTAACAATATCATCACGAACCTTAATGCCGTAGCTTGTCATTGCAGCTTTTATAAATGCGTGAACTACTGGTGCAACAATAATACTTACATCAATAGAGTGCCTACCGTTCATAACACCTGTAGTAAGTAGTGTTTTTACGAAAGGTGCTACAGGCATACCGCCACCAAATAGTACGGATAGATCATCCATAACATCATCGTCAGCTAATTTGTTTATGTAAAAACGTGTAGCATCCTCAGTGTCTGCCATCTCAGGAGGATTCTCCCAAGGCCAGTTCTTAGGTTGATCAGTTAATGACTGACCTGGTATCGGTGCTTCAAGAAATGATGCCATATTATATTATCCTATTTAGTAAAACCTGCGCCAAAGTATAGTCCTACTATGGCTGATACAATGTGTGTGTCTAGTGGTGTGATTACAAAACCTTGTGCCATCTTCCACTGTATAGCTTCATCTGGTCCAAACAACCAGTTCATAAAACCACCAGTTGCTTCAGTATATCCTACATATACGCTAACTTCAGGATACCATACAGCGACTAGCTTTGGCAATACAATTATAGAGAACACAGCAGATAAAGCTATAAGCCTACGTGTCCATGCAAAGTGTGAATCATTCTTACCTGCGTCACGAGCATCCTTAACTGCAGACCTCCTGAAGTTAGCACGTTCCATGAGCATGTCATTCTGTGCTTGCTTAGACTTTATTGACTGACCCCATATAGACATTACTCCACCAAGTATGGTAGAGAAAAGCATGGTGATTAGTTCTAGTGGTAATCCAAACATTTTATAAAATTATCTCTTCATCTAAGGTGTCTGTTTGATTTGGTTTATTAGGTATATTTCCAGAATGTAAACTTCTATCTGAAGTATAAGTCTCTACAATCTCACCTGATTCTGTTTGCCATTCAAATGTAGGACTAGCTCTAGTTCCTGAAACTACTACTTTATGTATAGGCGTCCAATCATCTAGATTTTCACCTATCATGTTAGCTTCTTTAGCTCTTCTCATTGAAAGACCAGAAGAAGAGTTGCCTTGTGTATGTATAGCATCTCTCATTTCAGATATAAATTCTTCCATATCGTTTTCTTCTAGAGCCTCTTTCTGCCTTGGCCCAAATACTCCTGTATTCCACAAGTAGCTCATTAGAGCTATGTGATGCTTTTCATCTACAGCAGAAAATACTTCTCTATTAGCAGCTTTCTTTTCTTTTACATATTTATCTGAAAATGCAATAGCAAAATCT